GTTACAGAAAAGGATTCATAAGAGGTTTAAATTGTGAGTTAATTGCTTTACCTAATGCAAGACAAGAAAGTGATACTTCTTCTATTGCTTGGTATTTGGAACAATATCAATCACCAACTTCTCCGTGGGTTGTGTCCGAGTTAAGAGGTAATAAAGTTTATAACTTATTTAAGTTCACAACTATTTCAGACGGTAATGCCGCAAATACTGAAGTAAAAATTTCAATAGTGAATATTTCTTTCAACAACGGAACATTCGATGTATTGGTAAGAGATTTTTACGATTCTGATTCTAATCCTCAGGTTTTAGAAAAGTTTACTAATTGCAGTATGGACCCATCAGATAATTCATTTATTGCTAAAAAGATTGGAACAAAAGACGGTGAATATGCTTTGAATTCTAAATTAGTTATGATTGAAATTAACGAGGATGCTCCTATAGATGCGTTACCTTGTGGATTTTTAGGTTATACTATGAGAACATATGGAGATTCATACAATCCACCATTCCCTGTTTACAAAACAAAATACGATTATCCTGGTGAGATAGTATATAACCCACCATTTGGATTGGCAACCGGAGGAGATGATTCTGTTGCAAGTCCTGGTGATAACGTTAGACGAACTTATTTAGGGATTTCTGACACAATTGGTATAGATGTTGATTTTTATCAATACAAAGGTAAACAACTACCTTCGTCTTCAATATGTAATGCGGTTACTTCCTCAGATTGGGATTACCAAACAAAAGGATTCCATATGGATGTTAATGCTACAGGTATTACAATCGCAAACGCTTATACAACATCAGGAACCGCGGCTTTCGACGTGGGTTCGGCATCTTTCACTTCAGACCCTGAAAATGAAAGTAATCCTTATTATAGAATTTATGCACGTAAATTTAGCTTACTATGTCAAGGTGGTTTTGATGGTTGGGACATCTATAGAGAATATAGAACCAATAGTGATAGATTCGTATTGGGTAGAAGTGGTTACCTAAAAGGTGCATGTTCGGATACTAGATATCCTAACGCAACCGGATGGGGAGCATTTAAACAAATTACTGTTGGTGATAATTCTGTAGATTGGGCGAACACTGATTATTACGCTTACTTATTAGGACAGAGAACATTCTCTAACCCTGAGTCGGTAAACATAAATGTATTTGTAACTCCAGGTATTGATTATGTAAATAATTCTAATCTTGTTGAGTCGGCCATAGAAATGGTTGAATTTGATAGAGCGGATTCTTTGTATATAACAACCACACCTGACTATAACTTGTTTGTTCCACAACTTGGTGATTCTCAAGATTTGATTTACCCTCAGGAAGCGGTTGATAACTTAGACACCACAGGAATAGATTCCAATTATACTTGTACTTATTATCCTTGGGTTCTTACTAGAGATACTGTAAACAATACTCAGATTTACATTCCACCAACCGCTGAGGTTACAAGAAACTTGGCGTTAACGGATAACATCGCATTCCCATGGTTTGCGGCTGCTGGTTATACTCGTGGTATCGTAAATGCGGTAAAGGCCCGTAAGAAACTAACCCAAGAAGATAGAGACACACTTTATCAGGGTAGAATTAACCCAATCGCAACCTTCTCTGATGTTGGTACTGTAATTTGGGGTAACAAAACCTTGCAAGTTAGACAATCCGCCTTAGATAGAATTAACGTAAGAAGACTGTTATTACAAGCTCGTAAGTTAATTTCAGCGGTTTCTGTAAGATTGTTGTTTGAACAAAACGACCAAAAAGTAAGACAAGACTTCTTGGATGCGGTTAACCCAATCTTGGATGCGATTAGAAGAGACAGAGGTTTATACGATTTCCGTGTGACAGTGTCATCAGATGTTGCGGACTTAGATAGAAACCAAATGACAGGTAAGATTTACATTAAACCAACGAAGTCGTTAGAATTTATTGATATTACATTCTACATAACCCCTACAGGTGCTTCGTTCGAAAATATCTAAACATTAATATAAGACAGGCCGGCAAAAGTCGGTCTGTCTTTATATTTATATAAGTATGAATTTTAAAAAAATATCCGAAGGTGTAACAGAGTCAGGTACTCCTGATATGAAATATTATGCGTTTGATTGGGATGATAATATCTTAATCATGCCAACTAAAATAATATTAAAAGATAAGGATAATGATGAGGTTGGTATGTCCACGGAAGACTTTGCCGAACATAGAATACATATAGGTAAAGAACCTTTCGAATATAACGGTCATGAAATAGTCGGATTTGCCGATAACCCATTCAGATTTTTTGGTATAGAAGGTGACAAACAATTCATAATTGATTCATTATTAGCTAAACCAGGTCCGGCTTGGGGGGATTTTGTGGAGTCAATCAATAACGGTTCCATTTTTTCTATAGTAACCGCAAGAGGACATACTCCGAGTGTGATAAAAGAATCGGTTTATAATATGATAATTTCTAACCATATGGGTATTAATTCTAATGAACTTATAAAGAATTTAGAAAAATATAGAGAACTCGAAGGTTTAGGAGATTCGTCAAAAAAAGACCTGATTAGGGAGTATTTAAACATGTGTAGATTTTACCCTGTTACTTATGGAAAAGGAAGTGTTGTTAGTCCCGAGGAAGGTAAAATAAAAGCTCTTAATGAATTTGTAAGTTACGTTAAAAGAATTTCAAAACACCTACAGAAAAAGGCTTATTTCAAGAATATAGTAACTAATAATTTTTTACCTACTATAGGATTTTCAGATGATGATTTAAGAAATCTAGAAAAAGTTAAGAGTCATTTTGAAAACAAACCAGATAATATTATTAAAACAATATCAACTGCAGGAGGGGTAAAAAAACCTTATTAAATTTTACTAGTGATATTAATATGTAATTTATAGTTAAAAAAGTAAAAGTAAATAGAAAAAAATATTTCAACATATTTATAATATATAAAAAGAATAAAAATTTAAAAAAAATAATACGATGGCTGATTTACTAATGAAAATGCCCATACCCTATGAACCAAAAAGAAGTAATAGGTTTATTATGAGGTTTCCGTCAACATTGGGTATAAATGAATGGTTTGTTGAGACCGCCAAGAGGCCGTCTATTAAAATTAACTCAGTACCAATCCCGTTTTTAAATACGTCAACTTATGTTGCGGGTAGGTTTGAATGGCAAGAAATAAGTGTTACATTTAGAGACCCAATTGGTCCATCAGCATCACAGGCTTTAATGGAGTGGGTTCGTTTATGTGCAGAATCCGTAACAGGACGTATGGGTTATGCCGCGGGTTATAAGAAAAACGTAGATTTGGAGATGTTGGACCCAACAGGAGTTGTGGTTGAAAAATGGATTTTAGAAGGATGTTTTATAACAAGCGCCGATTTTGGAAGCTTAGGTTATAGTGAAGAAAAAATCGCAACTATTACTACTAGTTTGAGAATGGACCGTTGTATTTTGGTTTATTAAACTAAATCTTTACAATATTATATAAATCCCATATTATTAATATGGGATTTTTTGTTTTTTATGGAGAATACAACAGGTTTTACATGTAATAGTTGTGGTAAAGTTTTTAAAACGGAAGAAGAATTTCTTAACCGTCATAATAAAAATATAAAAAAAGAATCCCAAAATCAATCAACAGAAAACAAAAAAAATTAGTACAATGGATGCATCATTGATGAACGCAGCTACCGAGGGGTTTAGTTTACCTCACGATATTGTTTCTTTACCAACAGGTGGAATTTTTTACAAATCTAAGAAAAAGTCTGTAAAAGTTGGGTATTTAACGGCCGCTGATGAAAATTTCTTATTATCAGGATTAACAAACAAAGAAAGTATTGTTATGTCTTTATTACGGAACAAAATTTATGAACATGATTTGAGACCCGAGGAATTACTGGATGAGGATATCCAAGCTATTCTTTTGTTTTTAAGAAACACCGCATTTGGTCCAGAATATTCAGTTAGATTGGAAGACCCCAAAACAGGAAAATTGTTTGAAAAAACTTTGGTATTAGATGAATTAAAAATTACACAACCTGATAACAAACCAACTGATGATGGAACATTTTCAGTGGAATTACCCAAAACAGGTTCAAAAGTAAAATTAAAACCACTTAGTTTTGGTGAAATTTTGGAAATCGATAGAATAATTGATAATTATCCACAAGGTAGAGTTGCTCCAAAGGTAACTTTGAGACTACAAAGACAAATTGTTGAAATAAATGGTGATAATGATAAAGGTACAATTGCATTGTTTGTTGAACAACTACCAATTGCTGATTCAAAATTTGTTAGAAATTTTTTAAAAGACAACATTCCTTCATTGGACTTAACAAAAAAAGTAATAGCCCCGTCAGGAGAAGAAACGAATGTTGACATCGTTTTTGGGGTGGAATTTTTTCGGCCTTTCTTCTAATCATGGACAATACTTAGCTAACGAATATCTTATTTTAGGTAAGAATATAGGGACATCTTATTCAGATTTTCTTGTAATGCCTACTTATTTCAGAAAATATTTACTTCGTAAATTGAACGAGATTAATAATCCTAATTCTTAATATAACTGTATTTATTATAATACGGTAACAAATGGTTGACGAAACTAATAAAGAGAATAGTAAAAAATTGACTGAAAACGCGGCAGAGTCTGCCGACGTATTTTTCCAATCCTTTGGTAAAAAATTAAATGATGCTTTTAGTAGTATGGTGGACGTTAGTTTTCCCACCCTAATAAAGGAAGTACAAAGATTAGATGTTGAAGCCACAAAAGTAACTGCATTATTTGGACAAGGACGAGAAAACATCCAACAAATAAAGGCTGCAATGGCTGATGCCTCAGCTGAGGTTTTGGGTTTAGGAGGTTCTTATGAGGATGTTACAAAAATACAAATGGCCGCCGCTAAAGATTTACAAAGAAACGTAATTTTAGGAGGAGATGTTTACAAAGACATTTATGCCGCAACTCAAGTAACCGCACAAAGTGCCGAAAGATTATTACCCGCATTTAAAAATGTTGGGGTTTCAGCATATGGGGTTGCCGATGGGATGCAAAAAATAGTTAACGTAGCAAGAGAACAAGGATTAAGTGTGCAGGCAGTTAGTGAACAAGCGGTGACCAACATGGAATCCATGAACAAGTACAATTTTCAAGGAGGTGTGGACGGGTTGGCAAAAATGGCGGCGCAAGCTTCTAGTATGAGGATTGACATGAAAACGACTTTGGATTTTTCAGAAAAAGTTTTAAGTCCTGAAAAAGCTATCGATATGGCGGCGTCTCTACAAAGATTGGGTGTTATGCAATCTGATTTATTAGACCCATTGAGATTGATGGACCTTGCCATGAATGACCCTACTGAATTACAAAATCAGTTAGTACAAATGACAGAACAATTCGTACAATTGAATGAAAAAGGTCAGTTTGAAATTGCGCCGCAAGGTAAATTACAATTAAGGGAACTTGCGGATGCAACTAAAATACCTTACGAACAATTAACAAAAATGGCTATGGGTTCTGCGGAGTTAGAAGACAAAATGAGGAAAATTAGATTTCCTGATTTTATGTCTGAAGAGCAACAAAAAATGGTTGCTAATTTATCCGAAATGAAAGATGGTCAATATGTGATAACTGTAGACGGACAAACAAAACCTATTGCCGAAGCTTTAGAAGGTATTAATAATAAAGAACAATTAGATGAACTTATAGGTAAGACCGAAGAGAAAAGTATGGAGGATTTAGCTGCCGAACAATTAGATTTAACAAAAAGTATGGCCGCCAGTCTTAAAAAATTAGAAGGTAGAGCGGCTAGAGGTATTGCTAGCAGTAAATTGACTGATGATTTAATAAAAACTACTACTACGACTACTA